AATCACAGACCGCAAGAACATCAGCCACTGCGCACGATCGAGCGCCCGCAGATCCGTAATCCCGATCGAATCCAGATACTGCCCGCCAGACTTGCCGGCTTCCAAAATCATTGCGTTCTCTTCGTCCGTCCAATCCATCTTCTTCTCTCTCCACAATTTCAAATGTTCCATCGAACAGAACCAGCGATCAGGCCGGCTCACCCCAATCAATCGCGGCGACCAGCCAAACCCGCGATCGGGCTTCCAGCACACCGCGCAAAGGCCGTGGTCATTCGTCTTCAACCTCGCCCCATCCACCGCACCGCTCGCACTCCACGAAATAAACGTCGTACCCCTGCCAGGGGTTGCCGTGGCTGTAGCCGCCAACCACGCGCTCGCGCTCAACCTCACCCTCGCCATGACAATCAGGGCAGGTCATCGAGAATCTCCGCAATCGTCGGGTTTTCCGCCAGCAGCCTGTCCACCAGGTCAGGCCGTCTATAAGCAAGTCGGAGGGGCGGCGACTTTACGCCGTCGGCACCTGCCAGCGCCTGGACATCATCTCCGCCCGCTCCTATGGGCGCCTGACCGGTTTCGCCGGCCCCCACGTCCAAGAATCGCCCACCAAAATCGACGTCCGGCACGCGATAAACCCGGCCAATCTCCAGCGGCTCCATGTGGGTGTAGCCCATCGTGCGAGGCCGACCGCGCATCAGACCGCGCCCCGATCGACCCACTGGTCGCCATCGGCCAGCGCATACGTCACCGCGTCGTCGTCAACTGAGACGACCTCTCCGGCGATAAGCGCCGGCCGATAGCGTTGGTCTGCGCACCCGGCGCGCTGTTCGGAAATACTGAGATTTTTTTCGTGGCGCAGGCACCGCCACCCGGCGTTCTCAATCGGCGCGGAATAGATGCACGTCCGACAGTTGCGCTCCACCGGCTCACCGGCGTGGCACACGGCGTGGTACGAACACCAGCCGCACTGCCAATACTTTGGATCAGCGGACAATCGCGCCGGCAGCATGTCGGGGTTCTCAACAATCCGCTGCCCACGGCGCGCATAAAACTCGGCGTGGTCCTTGTCAAAGTCCGTTCGCACCGCATCCCAATCGCGCCCACCTGCCGATGCGACGACCGTGTAGCCGCGCGTGCGCCCGGTGTAGAGCATGTAAAGCTGATGCTGCGCGTAGTAGGTTTCGTTCCACTCGCGCAACGTCGCCTTCTCGCCAAGCTTCTGTTTGATTTTTTTGAACTTGGCGAAATTCTTTTCGCCGACGCATTTGACCTCAAGCACATGCCACGTCTTCGGCGCCTGCTTCAGCCCCAGGATCTCACCGTCCAGGTGGCCGGCAAAGTGCCCCTCGAAATCAACCACCTCGATCTGGCGGTTGGTATCGGGATCGTTGGCGATGACCGTCAGGCCATCGACCATGCGCAGCCGCTCAACGACCAGATCCTCGGTGCGGTGACCGTCGGCAAAATTCTTGAGGGTGCCAGCGTTAAACGCCTCAGACCCAGCGTGATAAAAATGATAATAACTTTTGCGCTCACACCCACCGATCATCGACATGCCGAGATAGGTGCGACCGGCCCTGCGCATTCTCGCGCTTTTCCAGCGCGCGGTCGGCAGCGTCGAGCGTCGGGTCGCTGATGACAATCTCGGTCATACGGCCACCATCACGCGCTGACCGCGCCCCGACCGTCCTGGCCGTCTGCCGGCATAGGCGATCTTGCCGCGGCGATGCAGGTTGGCAAAGCGCGCGGTGACAGATGAGTAGGCAAAAATTCCGTGGCACTGCATCGCGATCTCGCGCACCTCGTCAGAAATCACGCCGTCGGGATTTGCCTTGATGATGTCCAGCACCAGACTCTCCAGCGCCGTCGCGTCGATCGATTCCAGTGCATCGAATGATGTTGTCATGTCTCTCTCCAAAGTTAAAAAAAGGGGGCGGGAAAAGGGTAAAAACCCGCCCCCAGTCGTCTACGCCCAGGGAGCGGCAGCCGCCGGTGGGGGCGGCGCGGGCTGTGCCGCAGGCTGACCGGGAGACAAGGTCGGCTGCGGCGTAGGCGCAGATGGCAAGTAGTCGGTGGCGATATTCTTCGCGGGCCAATCTCCGTTGCCCTGCTCGACGCCAACCACCAAGTTAAGCTGGCGACCAAAAAGCTGATCGGTGTCGGTGACCTGACCAGTGAGGCCAAGCGCCACGCCGAGCTTATTAAACTCTTTGGTGGCGATATCGCGGGCCGTCGCGCCAGGGTGCCAGAGATTGAAGTTCATCCAGATCTTGCGACCCATCGAAAGGGTGAACTCGACCTCCAGATAATTGTTTCCGGCCTTCGAGGTCTTTTCCTTGGCGCCTGTGACAGAGGCCGCATAGGTGCCTTCGTCAATCAGGCCGGTGCCGGCTGACACGTTGTTGGGATCGACAGACACGGGTGCGGATAGTGCGCTCATAATTACTCTCCTTTAGAGGTGATAGCCGCCATCAGCGCGCTCCATTCGAGCGGCAGTTCGGCGGGGATGGGGTAACGGGATTTCGCGATAAATGCGGGCTGCGCTCCCGTGCGCAGTACCCGTTCGCCGGTGCCGACGGCACGCGTGCGCGTGCGGCCAAATCCGGCGTCACTCTCTTTCATCATCGTGCGGTAGTCGCAGTAGCCGATAATGTCTGAATGCTCCGAAACCAGGTCGGCACTCTTCTTGTGCAGCTTGAGTTCGAACCTATCGTAGGCGTCCTGATCGGGCGCCTCGTACTTCCGTATCGCCGAGTGCGCGATCATAATGACCGCCATGTTCTTCTGCTTGCGTAGCACCTCGATGCGCGCCAAGAGGTCGCGCCAGAGTTCGACTGCGAAGATGTAGCCCTTGCCATACCCCGGATCTTCGATCGACTTGAACCCGTGAATGTCGCAGACCTTCTGCCAGACGACCGGCTCCAGCCAATCGAGGCTGTCGATGACGACCGTGCGAAATTCGTGATCCTCGTTCGTCAGCGTATCGATGGCCGCAACAAACGCGTCATAGGTGTCGAGCAGCGGGAAGCGATCCACGCCGATGATCCCGGCACCGTCCTCGGTGCAAAGAAACACCGCCTTCGGCGCCGATGCCGCAAAGGTCGATTTCCCGACCCCCGCGCCGCCGTAAATAGTTATGCGCGGCGCCGCCATCTGTGGCCCAGTTATGATGTCAGTTAGTTTCATCGCTCTCTCCTTCTGTTGATAATCCTGCCTTCACAAACAAATCGATCAGCGTGTCCTCGCGCAGCACGTAAAGGCGCGGCGAGCGGTCCTGCCGGATCGCGACGATGTCGGCGTCGTCCTGCGCCATCGCGTCGTACAAGAATTTGAAGCCTGATTTTTTGCGCTTGCACTCGACCGTGTAGGGGCCAAGCCGCACGTCGCCGGCGAAGTCCTCGCCCAGTTGATTTTTGAAAGCGCCGGACCCGAACACTCGCCGCGATATGACGCCGGCATCCAAGAACGCCTGCTTGACCTCGTTCTCAAGCTCACGCCCGCGCGCCTTGTTCCGCGCGCTCATTGCTGCGCCTGCATGTAGGCGAACTGGTGGTCGTCAGCCGTGACCTCGCCGCCGGTCTGGCGCATGATGTTGGCGGTGATGCGTGCGCCTGGGCGCATCCGACCGATCGCGTAGTAGTAGACGGCGGGCCGGCTGCACTCGAACAACTCGGCGGCGGCGGTGTACGTTAGATCGTTTTCGAGAAGGTAATCCCGTAAAAGCATTTTTCTGCACTAAACTTTGCGTTTGGTAAATTATTAATCTTCACTATCATGCAGTAAGAAAGTCTGACAATATGTTTCTGCAAAAAAAATAACGGAGCGAGACAATGTCGAAAAACCGCATAGCGGAGTTGGCTGCCCGGGCAGGAATAAAAATCCCCGAGTTAGCGCAAAAAATCGGAATGAAACCGCCGACGCTGCGCGTATACACGCGCGGCGAACGCGAGCCGCGCCCCGCCCTGGCGGAGAAGATCGCCGCAGCACTCGGCTGCACGGCCAACGAGGTTATGGGGTTTGACATGAACGGCGGGCCACCGCCGCGCGAGGCCAGTGAAAATCAGATACCGCTTTACGGGAACGCGGCCGCTGGCATAGGTGCCGACGTCACCGACGTCAGCAGTCCGGTCGAGTACATCGACCGGCACCCGGCGATGATGAGCAGCGCGGCGGGCTACGCCGTGTTCGTGATCGGCAGCAGCATGGAGCCGCGCTTTCGCGAGGGCGAGATCGTTTACTGCCGGCCGGGCAAGCCAGCCCGCCGCGGCGACGACGTCGTCGTCCAGCTTGAGGACGACACAGGCCGCACGGCCATCGTCAAAGAGTATGTGTCGGCGGATGACACTGTCATCACGTTACGACAGTTCAATCCCGAAAAAACGATCACGATTTCCCGTGATCAGCTTGTTTCTGTCCACACGGTCTGTGGAACGACAATAGTGTAATTTTTTGTAGACAAAAGGTTACGGAGTAGATTACGGTTCTCTCTCGTTTTTTTGGAGAGGGAAAAATGCTCAGATTTGTTACGGAACTTGTCGTCCTGTCAGCCCTGCTGGCAACCGTCTATCTCACATTGATAATGACTTGCGCGTCGATCGACCGGTGCTTCCTGTGAGCGCGGTCCTTCTGAGCAAGAAAGACGCGTGCCTGCACTTGTTTGGTGCGGCCAGTAGCTACCGCTATCGCCAACTCGAAGACCTGGCCGCTGCCGGCGAGATCAAAATGGTAGGCGACCGCTGGGTGCCTTGGTCCGAGATCCGCCGCCTCGCCGGTGATCACGATGAGTGAGTGCGAGAAATGCCACGGCGATCACTTTCACCGAACCAGCAACGGCATGATCGTCCAATGCGAGTGCATCAGCGATGCCGCCTATGACGCGGTCAATCGGCCGGCTCACTACGCGAAGGGCGATATCGAGTGCATCGATGCCATCAAGTCAGCGGTCGCTGACCTGCGCGGCGTGGAAGCCTACATGACCGGCACGATCATTAAATATGTTTGGCGCTGGCGCGCAAAAAACGGCGCAGAGGATCTGCGCAAGGCGAGATGGTTTATTGATAATTTGATTGAGGAGACGCGCGATGGCAAATGATCTCAACGACGCGTGGCGGTTCCGCCACTCCAAAATGATAGCCGCCCCGGCAGAGAAGTCGGAGCGGCTGAAGGTCAAAAAAATTGATTTTGGTGGGCAGTTTGAAGATGACCCCCGAGCGGTGCGCGAAGGCAGCAAGCTGAGTCTAGTGACCCAGCGGAAGCTGCTCGCCCACGCTATCGCTGCGAGCAGCCGGCGATAAGGTTAAAGGCTTGGTGATCTCCACCGGTTCAACCGAGCTAAAAAGATCAGCGGCGCGATCGGCGAAAGCCATCGCGTCGTTTTTTGTGGG